GGGTGGGCGTTGTAAACGATGCAAATTCTCATGCCCAAAGGTACAAAAAAAAGGGCCACCCCTTGCGAGATGGCCCAGACCACTAAACCATGCGGGGTATGAGGCCCGCAGGTCAAAGATAGTTTACGAACCGCTGATTTGTGCCGTGGCTACCGTGAATTGAGTTGACAAAACATTCAGCATCGGGTCGGGTTCCATGCCCGAAAGGGTCATCTCGTAGCCGCTCCTATCGCCAAATGCAGTCCCCGTTCCAGCGGTTCCAGCAGACACTTCCAAGCCGTTGGCCGCACCGAGGAACCAGTAGCGGTCGTTGTTGTCTTGGACGATTGCGTACACCCGATTTTGAGCCAACAGGCGCAACTCATTGCGGACGGTCGTCTGCAACTTATTGATGGTGAAGGTCAGTTCGGGCGTGTAAAAAAGCGTTCCATTCTCAACCGATGCGTTCAGCGTTTCAGTCATGGATGAAGTCGCTTTGGTCAAGTCGTATTCAAACCAAGTACCTGCGAGGGTTCCCGACACGGAGCCAGTCGTATTGGCGACCGTTCCTGTTGGATTGAAGGTTTGGACATAAATAGTTTTGATACCGCCAACCGAGTTGCGGCATCCGAGGGCGTAGCCCGTAGTTAGGGAGCAAGACATAGTGTATTTTTAGAGGGTTATGTTATACTAAAAAGCGGGGGGCAGTCACCCACCCCCCTTACACTTAGGCCAACTTCCAGTCAACGATGAGGTCAGGGTAAGCGAACTGCACACCTGCTTTGAAGGCGGCCTGGAAACGGACTTCATCGTTGTCCTTGGAGTACCACAATTCGAAGTTCTCCTCGTCGCTCAACAAGTCGGTACCATAGAACAGGTTGCCGAGGTAGGTGGTAACGATTCGATTCGTTCCGAGTAAACCAGGTACAGCAATGACACGGATGTTTGTGCCTGGGTAAAGGATTTCACCATCGGCCAAACCTTGCAAGTCAACTTGGTTGTACATGACACCCGTGTTGGCTTTGAAGGCCATTACCAAGGTGCGGAAAGTGTCCCAACCGCAGAACATCACGAGGTCGTTCTTGGTCAAGATAGCCTGTGGGATGCGGGTGTAGATGGTGTCAAAGATGCTGATGACATTGACGGTTGTGATAGCACCAGAAATCGCAGCGGTGTTACCCGATACGGTTGAACCCGATGCAGCGTTCAGCAACTGGTTGACACCGCTGAAGTAGGAGTTACCCTGCCAAATAGCGTTCTCCAACGCTTCGGCGATGCGGAGAGCCTTCTGCTCGGCGAATGCCTGCTCGAAAGGAACGCCGTCGTATTGGCTGCCAGCAGTCAACTGCGACTGCATCCAGTATTGTTCCAAGGAACGAGGGCAGAGAGCCTCTTGAATCTTCATGCGGCCAACGGTGATATTCCGCTGGGTGAATGAAGTGTTTCCTGTTGGGGTCCATCCGCACACATCGCCACCAGCGATATTGGCATCAGTATCCATCAAGTTGAGGGCAGCGGCTGACTTGATGCCCACCTGCTTGGTGAACAAGGCAGCAGAACGAGCGGCGAATACCGCTTTGGTGATGAGGGGCAAACGCTGCTGCTCGGTATAGGTAGTCAGCGGTGCAACAAATGAATAACTCATGGCTTTGTTTTTGGGGGGTTAAGGTTATTTGGATTTTTTAAGGGATTGGATTGACTGTGCAATGGCCGCAAAGTTTTGGGCGGCTGATGCCTTGCGTTGCTCCACGATAGCGGAGGCGGTTGGCTTGGGTGCTTCAGAAGGGAGTTCGGCGACCTTCTCAACGATGTCGGTCATGGTTTCCATCTGCGAGGCAAAGGCGGCCATCTTTTCCTTCATCTTGCCCATCTCGGTGTAGGCGGCCTTCAATTCCTCCATGATGCTGACCAAGTGCTTCTTGACGATTTCTTCCACCACCGCAGGGTCCACCAATGGGTAGCCTTCGGCGATTTCACTCACCACTTCACCTGCAACTTCGGGGGTTATCTCAGCGGCAACGGCCACTTCTTCGGCAGGGGCAGGGGCTTCGGCTACGACAACTTCGGTGATTTTGCCGCCTTCGGTCTTGACAACACCAACGCCTTCTACTTCATGCTCACCATCGGGAGCGGGTAGGGTTTCGTCTTCGGTTATCACATAGACAGGCGTTCCAGCAACGAGGTCACCGTCCACACGGATGACCGTGCCGTCAACCAACTTGTAGTCGGCGAAGGATTGCTTTTGGGTTGTGAACTTCCGCAACTCGGTGCGGAGAGTGTCAATGGCTGCTTTTAGGTTCATAGATTATTGGGATTTGTAGGTTGGGTTGATATGTTGCAAAAAAGCGGTTAAGTCGTCTGCGAGGCCCGCAAGTGCGACCTCTAATTCCGTGCCTGTGTTCTTCATCCCGAACAAGCCCTCCACGGAGAAACCCTTGAAGGCATGACGGTTCTCCCACACCTCGTCGTTCTCAACCTTGAAGGACCCGAACCAAGAGCCGTCGGGGGTGTCCTCGTATCCCTTTGGGGGAAGGATGCCCCGTTCTGCGTCAGTGATGTAGGATTCAAACATGAACACACCGTCAAGTTCGGCGTTGTGGTAAGCGTTCACATTGTGCTGGTTCCCTTGCTTGAAGTATTTCTGCACGATTTTGCGGATGGTGGCTTTGTCAAATACGACATAGTACTCGCCGTAGGTATCATCCTTGCGGAAGATTGGCGTATCGGCAAGCATGAGCGGTCCAGTCAGCACACGGCGTTCACCCGTTTCAGCGAACCGCTGCGGGGTCTTGGAGAAGGCTTGGAAGGGTTTCTCAATCGCAGGCATATCAACGAGGGCGACAAACTGCACGCCTTCGTCCACTTCGTCCACGGTCATTCGGTAAACGGGAAGTTCCATGGTGGGATATGTAGCAGTTAGCCCAATGTTGCAAATTCGGACAAGCGGCGCACCCTGCTGGTCGTCTGCTGGATGTCACGCTCCACGACATAAGCCCGCATGGGTTGCATCCCTTGGCCTTGACCGTTCCCGAAGGAGGATAAGTCGGTCGTGTTGGGGTTGCTAAAAATCGGAGGTGCAGCACCGCCACCCGCTCCCATCGGCATTGGCCCACCAGGTGAAGGCGCACCGCCTGATTCCCCGCCGCCCATAATGGTCTTGCCTGCTTGAATCCCCGCTGCCGTTATAGCCGCAATCCGCAACCCTGCACGAATCTTGGCCATCGTGTTTAGAGCCTTGGTTTGTGCGATACCTGTTGCACCACCAGTCAAAGCGTTCGCAGGGTTAGCAAAAGCCATTGCCGCATTTGCGGACATCTCTTTTTGAAGGTTTATGATGACATTAGCGATAGCCGAACCTTTCTCAATCGCCAAGGCTGCAATGGCCAAGCCTTTGTTCTCGTTGCCGAATGCCGCAAGGGTTTGGCTAATAGCGGTAAGCGAATCAAAGGTGACCTGCTGCTTAAAGTCAGCAACGGACTGCTCAATCCGCTTGATTTCTTCGGCTTTGGCATCTTCAATTTGAATAGTCCTTGCCGCCGCTGACGCACGGGCTTGGCCCTCCTTTCGCATTCCATCAATAATGGCTTGCTCTTGGGCCGCTTGGTCATCCAGCCTCATCTCGTAGAGGGTGAGGTTCAAATCCTCAACAAACTTGATGATGGCGTTGTTTTCCTCTTTGAGTTTTTCCAGCCTCGTTTTTGTGGCTTCTTCTGCCGCTGCTTTGCGCTTGGCATCATTAGCAATGAGGTCGTTGGTATGCTTTTCGTAGGCATCCCGATAATTCTCCAATGTAGCCTCCTGCCTCATCAAGGCTTGGGCCTCTTCCATTGCTCGTTGCTTTGGGTCGGGCAGGTTGAGGTAGCGACGCACGGCTGCGGTCAATTCATCCCACTTGGCTATCAATAATCCAAGCCCTGCAACCACGATTCCAACACCTGATGCGAGCAGAGCAACCCGAAACGCCCTCAATGCTCCCGTGCTGGTTCCAACGGCTATGGCGTAAACCCGTTGAGCCGCTGCCGCTGCTTCGGTCGTGATGACGGATTTTTGGGTAAGTAGAATATTGATTTGCTGCACCCCGTTGACCAAGGCCATCGCCCCTTGGACTTGAACCATCGCCTTTTGCAAGTCCTCGTTCTCGTCACCAAACAAAGCCGCTGCACCTTGAGCAATCGCAAACCCTGCCGCAACTGCTTGCGAGGCTTCCACAATTAAGGTGAACGCTTTGCTGCCGCCCTTTGCAAACGAATCAACGGACTGCTCAACACCCTCAATGGTTCGCTTGTAGTTACCCGCCTCAACTTGCAGGCGTTGGAACTCTTCGGAGTTTTGCTTGCCCGCCGCAGCGAGTTCAACCATCCGCTTTTTGGCGGCGTTGAGTTTGTCTTCAAGCGATTGAAGTGCTGGCCCTGTCGCATCGGTGGCGACTACTTTGAGGGCAATCTCTTTGTTTACATCTGCCATAGTTATCCTTCAGAAGGTAGTTCGGGGTTTACGGGTGCTTCATACCCTGGGTCCACAGGGTCGGGGTCAATCGGTCCGTTGAACAGGGCCGATGGGTCATTTGCAACGGGTGGGGTATTGGTAGCGACAAACTCGGACAGGTTCAAGATTCTGCGCAAGGTTACACGGCACGGCTTCATCTGCCCGACTAAGTAATCTCGGATTTCAAGCAACCGCCAACGGATGCCGCCGTAGTAGATGGGCTTGCGGAAGTCCAGTTGGTAGATGTCCACGGATGATAGCAGCATCGTGAGTTCCAACTGCAAGGCTTCCTGCGATACGGTTTCGTTGATGTAGTTCAGCCAATAGGTGTTGTAGAGGTTGTTGTTCGTGTAGGCGTATGGGTTGCCGCTTGCGTTGACTGCGTTGTAGTACACCAACCTTGGCTGACCAAAGGCCAAGTCCACGCTGGGGGCGTAGGGGTTGTCAATATGGCTGACAAAGGGCAACGCCGTTTGGTTAACCGCAAGGACGGTGTTCAGTGTTCCTGTGACCCCGTATTGGTATCTCCAAGTTGTTGGGGCCGTGACCACATTGTACTGGGCGATTCGGTAGCCTGTCTGCAAAGGCTTGATGGTCCCGCTTGCAAGAGTTCCCTCCAAATCCCAAGTCCTTCCAGCGACCTTGTTGGTGCTGAACGATGCAGGTATCAAAGTCCCGCATAGGG